AGAAGAATTAATGATGAAAATGGAAATAAGGAAAGAAGAATTGCGTTATGAAGCTCAATTAAGAGGATTTGAACAACAAGTAGGCGGTGACCCCTCTACAAATTTACCAAGAGTAGTTGAATAATGACTGACATAACATTAGACACTATAACTGCATTAAATAATGCTTACCCTAAAACGCAGTATGTCGATTATTCAGGATTTATTGACGCTTTTCAGCCTGTTTTAAATGACCCTAGTATGTATGTGCCGCAACAAGGTTTATTACAAAACACACCTGTATTAGACACATTGTCAGATTTAGATGTTATGCAACAAAGACCACAAGTTGTTACAAATATGCTTGACCAATACCCAACTCTTGAAAGTGATTTTCAACGAAGTTTTGCAGTCAGTCCTGACACATTTAATATGAATGTTTATCAACCATTGCCTTATGACCCTAATTATTGGCAATCTTTTGTTAATCAAGGTGGTGGCATAGGTGGAGATAGTGGTATTGATTTAGGTACTGCTGCAGGAATTATTGCAGGTGGAGCATCATTACTTAGTGGTAGTGATGATGATGATGATAATGGTGATGATGGTGGTGATGGTAATGGAAGTGGAGGTTCAGGAGGTTCAGGTGGTGCAGGAACAGCAACAACTATCATAAGTTCTGGAACTAATAATGGCACTACTGTTGATAATACAGAACTTAACATTAAAGATGGCACTACAGTTGGTGGTGGAAACAATACAGGTAGAACTACATTACTTGGAGGCTCTAATGATGATGATATTGATGGTTCTACTAATGATAATACTATAATTAAAGATGGCACTACAGTTGGTGGTGATGGTTCAACTATTAATGGAACAGGTAGTAATACTGTTATAAATACAATAAATTCTAGAAGTAGTGGTGATAGTGCTGATGGAAGCACAACTCTTGACACAAAAGATAGTGGTTCAAACTATATAACAAAAAATGATGCTAATGATATTATTCAATCATTAATTGACTCAAACGATATATCATTGGTTGAAGCTAGTTCTTTAATAGATACAATAAATAATACAAGTGCAAATTTTGGTACAGCACTTGTAAGTGGTTTAAATCAAATTAAAAATAGTTCTACAGCTGGAACTAATTTAATTACTAAAGCACAGACAGGTGTTGGTAGTTCACTAGGAAATACACAATTTGGTGTTCTTGATAGTGTAATAGGTTCATCAAATGCTGTAAATTTAAATGGTTCTTTAGTTAAATTAGATGGTGAATTATCAGGTTTATCTCCTACAGGTATTAGTAGTTCAGGAGCAAGTTCTTTTGGTTCATATTTTGATGAAGCAACAGGTGAATATTTTACGCAAATTTTAGATGGTAATAATAATCTTGTTTGGACAAAAGAAGTAGGAGGCATATTAGTAGATGCTGATGGAAATTTAACTAATACTAATGTCCAAATAGTAGATGACCCAAGAAGTTTATTTGATAGATTTAGTAGTGGTGTAACTGATTTTTTAAGCAACCCTATTAACGAAGGTTTAGGCACTGCTGGTTCAGCATTAAATGATGCAACACAATTTACAGGTGGTGAATTATTATCTTTAGGTGGTGGTTTATTAAGTTTAGATGCTGCACTTGAAGAAGCAACACCAACAAATGTTTTCGGTACAGCAGTTGGTTTAGGAGGTTCAGGTATTTTAGGTGGCACTGTTCAAGGTCTTGCACAAAACCCATTAACAGCACCTATAGGTATGGCATTATTATTTGCAGAAGGTTTACAAGCTGACCCATCTAATAAAACAGCTTTTGGTGGTTATGATTTAGCAACTTCAACAAATGAAGGTTTTGGTATGGAAGGTGATAAATTTAAACAAAGTAATGTTGATAAAGCAGCAGCAATATCACAAGGTATGGGTACTGTTGCTAATACTATTGCAAATGATTTTGGTTTAAATATAGAAGGTGACATTTTAGTACAAACAGGCAATCGTGACCCATTAAGTGTAACTTATGGCAATCAAGAAACAAAACAAACAGCAACTAATAGATTAAATTACAATCCTGAAACAGGAGATATTTTAAATTCAACAGATGATATTCAAAGATTTTATTATACAGGTCAAGATGGTTTTGATGCCAATATGCTTACAAATGACTTAGTAAGAGGTACAACTTTACTATCTTTAAAAGCTGTTGCAAATGATGAAGATACAATAGATATTTCAAATCTTAGTAAGGTTGCACAATCCCCTGATACTTACAAAAATTCTTTATTGGCACAAGGATATACAGAGCAAGGTGCTGACACAATGTTAAATATCGCACAAGTTGGTGGAGTTGACACAATGGGTTTACTTGGAGATAGGGCTGTTGTTGCTACAAATGAAAATCAATATTTAACACAAGAAGAAATAACATCATTACTTGAAAAAGGTTATACGAGAGAACAAATAGCACAATATACATAAAAGGAGAAAAAAATGGTAAAAATAGAGAATTTAGAAAAGGATAAAGCTCGTGCCGAACAAGCACAGGCATTATTACGAAACGAAATATTACAAGAGGCTTTTACATATTTAGAGGAACAATACCATATTGCATGGGCTAATAGTTCACTAGACCAAAAAGACCCTCGTGAAAAAGTTTTTATGATGTTGACAACACTTAAAGCTGTTAAGCAACACATAGAAAATGTCGTTACTGATGGTAAATTAGCTGACGACACCTTAAACCAACTATGACCAAGCATTAAGCAGTCAAAAGGAGAAAAAAATGACAGACGACAACCCTAAAGGGAACGACCCTATCAACATGGCGGAAGCCACAAGCCTACTACTTGACAGGCAGGAATCAGAAGATAATCCACAACCGAATCAAGAGGCACAACCAGAAGCAGAGGTTGAAGAAACCCCTGATGTAACAGATACAGAAGAACCAACAAGTGAACAACCTGATGAGGCACTTGAAGCTGTTGAGGAAGATGTATCGGAAGAATCAGATGAAGAAATAGTAACCGAAGATGAAACTGAGGAATACGAGGAACAAGAATACTATACTGTGAAGAATAATGGTGTAGAAGAAGATGTTAGCCTTGATGAATTAGTTGCAGGTTATTCTCGACAATCTGATTATACAAAAAAGACAACCGATTTAGCTAATCAAAGAAAAGACTTTGAGCAGCATCAAGCGGCTCTTTTACAGGAGAGGCAATCTCTCCAGCAAGGTTTACAACAGTTAAACCAGCAGTTATCTGCGGAAACGCAAAACCAGCCTACACAAGAATATTGGGATAATCTGTATGAATCAGACCCCTTAGAATATGTAAGGGCTAAAGACAAATTTCGTGACAAAGAGGCGGAACTTGCAAAAGTTCAAGCAGCACAAAATGAACTTGCACAGCGACAAGCATTTGACCAACAGGAAGTTATGAAAAAACATATTGCCGAAGAACAAGTAAAATTGACAAAGGCAATTCCTGAATGGAAAGATAATAAAGTTGCTGAAATGGATAAAAGAAACATTGTTACTTTTGCAAAGCGTTATGGCTTTAATGAGCAAGAGTTAAACAATGCTACTGACCACAGAGCAATTTTAATGCTTCGTAAAGCTATGCTTTATGATGAACTTGAATCAAAAAAACCGCTTGTTAAGAAAAAAGTTAAGAAAGCACCGAAGATGACGAAATCTGGTAAAAAGATAACAACTACAAAAACTTTGCAAAAAGGAAAGGTTGATAAAGCCTTCAATAAGTTGAAATCAACTGGCAGCATGGATTCTGCTGTTGATTATCTTTTACAAAAATCCAATTAACCATATAAGGAGTTTATAATATGGCAACTTACTTAACCGCAAACGCTGTTGGTGAGAGAGAAGATTTGTCTGATGTAATTACTCGTATTGACCCTGCTGAAACACCAATTTTCAGTAATGGCAAGAAAATTACAACAAGTGGTGTATTCCACGAATGGCAAGTTCAAGAACTTACAGCAGCAGCAGACGACAATTACCAATCAGAGGGCGCAGATTACTCTTATGTAAATCCTACCGCTACAACTAGACTTGGTAATTATCATCAAATTTCTACACAAGCTGCATCAGTATCAGGTACACTTGATGTTGTTGACAAAGCTGGTAGAGATAAAGAAACAGCTTATGTTAAAGTCTTAAAAGGACTTGAGCAACGCAGAGATATTGAAAAAGCACTTTGCAAAAACGAAGCAAGAGTAGCTTCACCAGAACCAAGAAAAGCAGGTAAAATTAGTTCTTATATAACTAATGTTTCACTTGTTTCTCCAAGTACAACACCAACTGGTGATGGTTCAGATGTTTCTGACAAAGCTGGTACTAACGCTGCACTAACATTAGCGAAAATTGATGTTGCAATGAAAGCTGCATACGAAGATGGCGGACAGCCTGATATGCTTGTAGTTTCACCTGCAAACAAAGTAGCTTTTAGTGACTTATCCTCAGGTTCTGTAGCTTCACAACAGTTGCAATACACAGCACCTAGAGAAGTAGCTATCGTTGGTAGCGTTTCACTTTATCTTACAGATTTTGGTGAACTAAGCGTTACTATCGACAGACAAATGCTTGATGACACAGTATTCTTATTAGATTCTGACCACTATTCTATTGGCTCATTACCTAATAGACTATTCTCTGTTTCAGATGTAGCACCGACTGGTGATGCAACCAAGTTTGCAATAGTTTCTGAATGGACTTATGTTCCAACAGCACCTAAAGCACACGCTATGGTAACAGACTTAAATACATAATTTAAGCAAAGGGGGGTATTAAGTACCCCCCACAACTTAGGATTTACAATGAAAAAAATAATTGGTTATGACCCTGTACAGAAAAAAACAACATATTTTCATGGGGGTAATGATGGTCAACATCATGTTTCAGTAGAACAAGATACAAAAGACATAATTAAAAAAGCCAAAGATTTAGATATTGATTACAAACCATACAATATCGTAGGTACACAAAAACACATGAGGCAAATCGCAGAAATACCTGCAAACCTCTATTATGAATTATTACATAAATTCGGAGAACCGAAGAAAAACAAAAAAGCATGGTCAAGATGGTTAAATGACCCTGACAACAAATATTTTAGAACAGGTGGCGGAAGTATATAATGGCAACAGATTATTCATCATTAAAAACAGAGATAGCTGATTTTTTAGCTAGAGATGACTTAACGACACAAATTGATACATTTATTGATTTAGCTGAAAGTCGCATATCTCGTGAACTAGAAACTCGGTCACAAGACACACGAACAACTTTAACAACAAGTGCAGATAATGCCTATGTATCGTTGCCAACTGATATGCGTAGTATTCGCAATGTAAAGGTAATGAATAACCCTCGTGTTACATTAAGGTATTTATCACCGCTACAAGTAAAGAAAGAATACGCAACAACAGGTACTGGCTTACCACGAGTTTATAGCGTTATTGGTGATAATTTATTTTTAGCACCAACGCCTGACTCAACACTTAACATAGAATTGACCTATAAAGCGTCTGTAAGCTCTTTAAGCGACAGTAACACGACAAATACTATATTGACTCGTTTTCCTGATTTATACCTCTATGCGAGTCTATTTCACGCTTATACATATTTATTAGATGAACAAAGGGCTACACAATACAACGCACTTGTAGAGAACATATTGCAATCAATACGAATTGATGAAGAAAAAGGTAATTATGGCGTAGGTTTAGAGATGCGTGGTGATTATGGGGAAATAAGATAATGATGAATTTTGGTGAATGGTTGCCTGACCAGCCTGACAACACAAGCGGTGTGACAACAGCCAAAAATGTTATACCTGCTGCAAGAGGGTATCGTGGTTTACAAGACCTATCCCAA